CAACAATATCCATATGTATTATTGTAAGGAGAGTTAGAGTTTAAGTATATACTTTTCTTACTACCTGTTATCCTGTCATAATCTATAGTAGAATCTTGTGGACTTAGTGCATTACCATCTAAATCAAAAAGTATTCTACAATCATTATCTTGTAGATATGCTGATGCCCAATTCGTTTGAATATTTTCTGTAAGTGGCATAAGTAATCCATCTTTATATAAAGATATTCTTACCCAATTCACATAATCAGATGGTAAAACATACCTTAAACTATCACAAACAGATAGCTCTAATATTTTGATTTCTTTAAATGCATCGTAATTAAGTTCCTGTATAGCTCTCTTTGCGTGGAATAAAACTTTAAACCTTTCAACATTGTTAATCAAGTTGTGGTTTCCATAGTACATTAACATAAAGTTGTTAACGATATCTTCAAGTGAAACATATTGGTACGAACCCCAATTTTTATTCTCAGGAGCTAAACCTCCATTTTCGTAATATTGATATTGAGTTATATAAGCCATAATCTATTTTTCTTCTGCTACGCTTTCTTGTTCTTCAGCTTGACCAAATTGAGTAGCTGCTATTTCTCTTATTGACATTCCTGCGTATTGCAATATTTTGTTTACTAAATTTACCTCATCATCATTCGGTAATTCAAAGTCTTGATAATCAGGTTGAGTTGGGTCAAATGATGGTTCTCCATTGGTTAATGAAAGATAAGTCCATTTAGGTGCAAATGGAAATCTTATATACTGACACATTACTTGTCCTAATGTATTTATTTGATTGTTCGGATACATACTTAGAATATCAAACCCACTTAAACTACCTGATACACTTCCTGACCTTTCTGTATACGCAGGATACTGTAAAGTTGGTTTGGTTAATATAGAATTATTTAACATTGTAATCTTACTGTTATTAACCTGTTCTGCTTCTTTAACTTTACTTCCATCAAATATTGAATACTCTTGACCTGCTACAATAAATATTGGTTCAGTAGTTTGAACTGCTTGCCCATTTGTACTAACACTTAAAACAATAGCTGCAGTCTCTACGTTATTAACTATAGTAACAACGTGGTCTCCTACTTGTACACCCAATGCGTTAAAGTCTTGTGTAGTATCAACAAGCCATAATCCACTACTTAAAATACTGTTAGTTGTTCCATTTTTTCTAAGGGTAGAATAAACTAATAGTTTATTTAAAAGATAATATTCATCTCCTGTAGTAACTAATGAAGGTGCAATATACTCACTTGCATATATTCCTTTGTTTGCAGGGTCATATTGTTGCAGAGGATTATAAGAAGAGAATGAATCAATTACTTCCTCTAACCCTTTAGTAATGTCAGCATATCCTGTTCCTGACATTCTTTTATTTTCTTTATTAAGCTGATAGTTGTACTGATAAAAATAATCTTCAAATAAATCTAACTGAGCTTGTTTCGCATACAAGTTAAAATCAGATGGAGAGATATATCCATAATTATTTTTATTCAAAACAGACATCACTGTTTGTCTAACTGAATTTATCATCTGTCTTCTTTTAATACAAAGATAATGAAAAAAAAAGACCCCTTCAGTTTTTGAAGAGGTCTCTCGTTTTGATTGGGATTATACTCTAATTATGTTGCAGTTGTATATTCCGTTAAGACTGTTCCTTCCGGTACAACAACATCTACCACAACATCAGTCCATATTGTTTCTGCTGCTCTTACTTGAGCTGCATTAACTGCATCAGCTAATAAGCTATTAGCACCTGTTGCAGTAATCTTAATATGATGACTATAGTGACCTGCGTTAAATAATTCAACTAAAGTAGCTGACTTAATATCACAAAGAATACCTTCTCCTACAGGAGCAAATAAGTGGTCTATTCTTGAGATAGTAAAAGCTTCTCCTGAAACTGCGATATCAGCACTGATATCTAAAGTGTCATCATCTATAACTTTAGTTACTAAAGCAGTTTCTCCTGAAACTGTCATTTTAACTTTGTCTCCAATTCTAACTGTAGTTTCAAAGTTTTGTCCTGAGTCAACTATTTGACCTGTGCTTGTAGCAGTTGTTGTTCCACTATCTACTGCAGTGGTAATAGGAAGTTTTAATAATTTTACCATTTTTATATTTTTAATTGGTTAATAAAAAACACTAATTAATTAATTAGCGACTAACCCTACAAAGATACAATTATTATAATAAAGATTCTAAGTGCTTAAGTACCTCTACACCATCATCACTCTTGAGGTAAGACACAACCAAATCATTAGCATCCTGTCCAAAAGGAACATTCAGCATTTTAGTTTTATTGGTAGCAGTATTAAACCAAACTTCCTTTCCACTTTTTCTGTAAGCTAAGATTCCTTCAGAAAAGAATCTCTCAACTGTACCCATAATTTTTAATTCAGGGTCATTAACTACATCTAAAAAGTCTTCAGGGTTTGTTTTAGCAAATACTAATACATCTCTTTTTAATTCAGCAGTAGACATTGTAGCTACATTTGAACCAAATAAAACTCTACAGATGTTTTCTAATTGCTCAATAGATAATTTTTTAGCTTCCACTAATGCATCAGCTTCAATCATTAAGTCTTCTATTTCTTCAGAAGCATCTTTTGCTTTATCTACCTCTACAAATGTTTTACCATTTAAAGGATGATAATGTAAAAATTGTTGTAATACTTGATTGGTTTTATTAACGTGAAGAAATCCTTCCTCAAATATAACAGGTTCCAAAATTGCATTCCCATCTTGCTCATCCACAAATGGAGACTTTTGGTTTCTTGCATATCTAAGTTCTCTGTTTATACCTTCGCTATCATCAAAGTGTAATAAAGGAAATCTTGAAGAATGTTTTGTTGGTAGCATATAAGATAAAGGTGCTACTGCCTTCTTTAGTTTGTAGTTCTTATCTACAAACGCTTTGTTTTGCTTTTTTGCCATTTTATATAATTTAATTTGATTTAAAAAAAGGAGAGTGTCTTCAAAGACACTCCCCCATTATTTATACTCTTATGCCGTTTGGAATAAGAAGAAGTTGTTTGCACCTAAAGTACATACTGCTCTTTCAGATAAGAAGTGAACCTCCATTGCATCTAAGCTTGAAGTTTCAGCACCACCTGCAGAACCTGTAATCCAAGACTTGTAACGTCTGTCTTCTGTTTCAGAAGCTCTATATCTAACGTGCAAGAATGGTCTCTTAGCGTTCTTACCTAAGATTTGGTCATATACAGAAGTTGAACCTGCAGGAACTAATAGTCCGTTGATTTCTCCTGAACCTAAACCACCTCTCATAGTTGGGTCGTTTAAGTATTTCCAATCAGATTTGTAGAAGTCATAACCTCTTCTAAATCCTGTGAATCCTAAGTTAAGTGCCATTTCTTTCTCATTGTCAAATAGACCATAAGAAACACCACCTGCAGCATTAGAAGATTGCTTAGAAAGCATATCATCAATATCGAAACCGAAATCTCTATTAACGAATACTACGTTCTCTTCAATCGCACCTTGCTTATCAAGTCTTGAAATGATAGAATCCCACTCAGCTAAAGTAGTTGGATTACCACCACCCCATACGTTTCCTCTCTGTCCTACAACGTAGAAGATTCCTTCAGAACCTTTGTCTCCAACATTGTCAGCAGTAGTTTGTGTTTTCACACCACCATTTGCTTCAGCAGGAACTGCTTCAATCATTGAAGTCTCAAGGTAGTCATCAAATCTTAACCTTGTTTCGTGCTCAGATTTTAAATACCAAAGGTATCCTGAAGCTCCATTCTCAGTAGTTACTTCAATCCATCCGATTTGTGCCATATCAGAACCTGATACTTGGTACTTATCTTTGATGATAATTGGAGAGTTCTCGTAAATGAAATCATCAGCTTCTAAAGAATTAGCCATTCCTTCAGTTCCTTTTTTAAATTCAGAACCATAAATGAATACTGTAAATTCTTTACCTGCACCTGCAACCGGTAAACCTGAAGCAGCATAGAAAGCAACTTTAAATTTACTGTTAGCATAATCAACTTCGATAACGATACCTTTTTCAGCACCACCACCTGCGTTGTCAGAAACGTGAACTGTTTGTCCAACTCTAATTGCAATACCACTGTTAGCACCAAAAGCACTTGCAGTAGAAATACCTGCGTTAGGGTCATCTCCTACAGTAAATTCTGCTTCATCAGCATTAATTAATGCAGCAGTTGTACATTTCTTATATTTAGTATGTAATCTTCCTTGCTCTGCCCATTTGATTAAGTCAGAGTTAGAAGGCATTTCAGCTCCCACCATTCTTAAGAATGAAGAGATTGTTCTATTACCATATCTTTCAAACTCTTTTTCATAAGTATCAGGTAGATACTGATTCATAAAGTCGAAATTAGTAATGTAGTTTGTTTTCAACGGCACTCTCTGAGCACTTGGTTGTAAATCAAAACCGGGTGTAGTATTAACTTGTCCAGCCATTTTTTCTAATTTTTAAGTTTTGTTATTAATTATTTATTTTCTTTTTCTAATCTTTAAACCACGACCTGAGTCGGAATCTAAAGCTTTAATTTGCATCCCACTATTTGTTTTAGTTACTTCAGGAGCAGTGCGAGTATCCATCTTTATATTTTTTAACTCACGCATAGTTTCATCTGCAGCAGCAGACTTCCCTTGCTCATAAAAAAACTTAGCAAACTTTTCAGGATGCATCGCCATTGCTAATGACTTGTGATAACCTGCTGCATCTACCATAACCCCATCATCATCTAAGAACTTATCAACGAAGTTCTGTGGATTAAGTTGAGACTTCTTCAATTCAGCAGAATCACCGGGTGAAAAATAAACTTTGTTGTCATCTAACGTAAACTCAAAACCTTTGAACTCACTAAACACATCGTCAGTTTTCTTGTGGAATACCTCATTCTTACGTTTGAGACCTTCCTGTGATGTCTTTGCTTCGGCTATATATTTACGATAACCTTCAATTTCTTCTTCGCTATATTCCGAACTCGATTCCCTGCTCGACTCAAGAGGTACTCGGTATTGTTCTTGTTGTTGCTCAAAGTAATCTTTGGCTTTCGCAATAGTCTTTTTCTTTGCTAACTTTATTTTCTTAATGGATTTGTCATCATCTATATCTTCATCATATTGATAATCTTCCATTAAGTCTTCAATATCATCTGCGTCTAAACCTTTTTCAGTTGCAGATAAATATTCTCTTAGCAATGTATCAGGTTCCATTTCATCATAATTCTTTTGCAGTTTTGCAAAGTCACTGAATCCTCTACCTGTTTCTTTTTTATATTGTAGATACTTTGAAACATCTTCAGGTAAAGGTTCTTCCTCTCTCTGTTGATTTAATTCATCGAAAGATTTTATTTCTCTTCCGTATCTCTCTCCAATATATCGAAGAACTTCTTCTTCGTTTAATTCTTTTTTCTCAAGAGTAACTTCCTCTTTAGGAGTTTCAACTTTTGTTTCTGTCTGAACTTCTACTTCAACCTTTGGAGTCTCAGTTGTTTCAGGTTTTGCATCCTCGAACTTATTCTCGTGCTTTTCAAGCAATTCTTGTTCGACTTGTTGTGTTGATTTTTCCTCAACATTTGTTACTTCTCTTACTTTAATTTCCATTTGATTTTATTTATATTACAAAGTTACACAAAATTTATTAATGTTTTAGACAGTATTAACGAGGGTTAAATTCAGAGAAATTAAACCCATCTAAACTATCTTCATTAGATTCAAAATTCAAAGGTGGTAAATTATTTTTCCTTTGATTTATTAATTTTGATTGTTCACTATTAGCTTGACTAATTCTTTGAGACTTAGCATCTTCTTTCATTTTATCTCTTGATGTAATACCTGCTTGATTTAATTGTGCTAACTGCATATTTAATTGGAACTCTTTATCCATTAACTGTGCTTTTAACATAGCTTCATTTTTCATCTTCTCTATTTCAAAAGATATATCTGCTTGTCTGTATTGCATCTTAGCTTGCATTTCCATCTGAGTTTTAGCTTGAGCAGCTTGCATTGCCATTTCTTGAGACTTCAATTGTTGTTGAGCTTGCATAGCTTGTTTCTGCATTGCCATCTTCTCTTCTATTTCTTGCTTAGATTTTCTTTTAAGTTTTAAAAGTTGATTAGCAAGTTTGATATTTTTAATCTCTCTTATGTCAATTGCATCTTCAAGGTTAATATCTCCTTTACTTAATGCCATTTGAATATTAGCTTCTAATTGTTGTTTTTGCTCTTCATCAGGAGCTAACTCAAGGAATATACCAAAGTCATAAATATATAATTCACTAATCTCATTTAAGATAGCTACATTGTATTTACCTATTTGGTTTCTAAACTCTTCTTTAAAGTCAGAGTATTGTAATATATCTGCAACTCTATAAGTCATAGCTTCTGCTAAACTCTTAGCTATAAATAGACTACCATTTAATATATGTCTTGTTGCTACATTAGAATTTAAAGCAGCTAACTTCTGAAGACCAACTAATGAGTTAGGGTCAGGAGAACTACCATCTCTTGCTTCATTTAAACCGGTTACAGTTCTAATTTGGTTTAAGGAATGGTTG